CAATCTATCTAAGTAATGGCGTTGTTGTCACGCTGAACAGTGTCGCCCTAAGCGATCACGTAACAGCCGTAACAATTAACCGCTCATTTGATGAATTAGAAGTAACAGCTATGGGCGATACAGCTCACAAGTTCGCAAAGGGTCTAGAAGCCAGCACTATCACTATTGACTTCTTAAATGACACAGCAGCAGCTAACGTAAACGCAACACTCCAAGCTGCATGGGGTACTACAGTGCCACTAACAATTAAGCAGACTTCTGCTGTAATTAGTGCAACTAACCCAGAGTATCAAACAACAGTATTGGTAAACAATACTCAGGATGTAAACGGCGCAGTGGGCGACATAAGCACACAGTCAATCACATTTACCTGCCAAAGCCCTATAGTAGTTGACGTAACAGTCTAAGGAGTAATAATGGCAAAGCTAAAGATAACAAGGGCTAATGGCGAAGTATCTGAACACAAGATTACGCCAGGTGTCGAGTACGCTTTCGAGTTAAAGTACGGATCAGGAATTAGTAAAGCCTTGCGTGAGAATGAAAAACAAACCGATATTTATTGGTTAGCGTGGGAGTGCTTACGCAGGGCTAACGTTGTAGTACCTTTATTTGGTATTGAGTTTATAGACAGCTTAGATACTGTAGAGGTATTAGACGAAGAAAAAAAATAGTAGCGCGGGATTCAATTACTTACGCCATAGCCAATCTATCGGTGGAGTTAGGGATACCGCCTAAAGAGTTTATAGACATGGACTCAGAAATGCTTAGGGCTATAGTCCAAGTCTTATCAGATCGCGCAAAGGAGATTAAAAATGCCAGCAAAGGTCGTAGGCGTTGAAGATGTCCTAAAGGGCTTATCGTTTTTTGATGATGATATGTATGACCGAATTAAAACTGTTCTCGGACCTTTAATGCGTGATGTTGAATCTACAGCTAAAAGTTATGTGCCTGGTAATAGTGAGATGTTATCTGGCTGGTCTAAGCCTATATCTCCAGATATTAAATACAGGCCATTTCCTAAATATGACTCTGCTATGGTCAGAGGCGGAATAGGTTACAAAGAAGGGCAAAACCAAAAATTTAAGAATGGTTTTCAAGTAGAAAACTATGTCTACAACGTAAGCGCAGCTGGTCGTATTTATGAGACTGCAGGTAGAGTTAATCCACAAGGCCGTGCGCCATTTACTTCTATAAATGAAGGTGGCGGAGTAGTTGCTTATGAAAAAGAACAAACACGTAAAACTAGATCTAGGTCCACACGTTCTTACAATTCAAACAATCCATTTGCAGGTTATCAATTTGTAACCTCATTAGAAACTTTAACATCTCAGCCTAAATTACCAGGCATGCGTAGTGGCACACGTAAGACTAAAGGCCGTTTAATTTACAAGGCTTGGGCTAAAAAGAGTCCTGCAATTTATCAAGAAATAGTTAACACAATAAATACTAAAGCTATAGATTTTAATAAAGCTACAGAAGTTACGAAGGCTGCCTAATGGCCAATGTAGTCGTCTCCGCTTTAGCCACCTGGAATGGCAGAGCTCTTAGAAAAGCAAAGTCAGACGTATCGGTATTTGACAAACAATTAAAATCTTTAGCACGAACCTTTGGCGTTACATTTAGTGCTGCTGCTGTAGTAGCGTTTAGTAAGAGTGCAGTTAAAGCCTTTGCTGCCGATGAAGTAGCGGCTAAGTCATTAGCATTACAATTAGAAAATACTGGCAACGCGTTTAGAGTTAGTGAAGTTGAAAACTACATACAAGGTTTAGAAAAAACTTATGCCATATTAACCGATCTACGTAAACCATTTCAAACTTTCTTAAACTTAACTAGATCAGTTGGCTTATCTCAAAGGACTTTAGAAGCTGCATTAAATATAAGTGCTGGTACTGGTGAAAGTCTAGACACAGTAGTTAGTGCTTTAGCAGCAGGTATTAGAGGACAAACTAAAGCAATAAATAATTTAAACACAGGTATAGACGCAAGCATAATTAAAACTGGCGACATGAATAAGATCATGGCTGCACTTGAAGAAAGATTTAAAGGGCAGGCTGCAGCTAGATTAGACACTTACGCAGGCAAGATGGATGTGCTTAAAAAAAGCGCAGATGAAGCCTCTAAATCTATTGGTAAAAGTTTAGTAGGCGCTTTAGAAATTTTAAGTAAAGATAATTCTGTGGCTGAACTTGCTACTGATTTTGAAAATTTAGGCGATAACATAGCTTACGCAATAATACAAATGGCAAAACTTATAGACAAACTAAGCGTTCTTACAAGCAGCCCATCGTTTAAACCTGCTTTATTATTATTAGGCGCAGCTGCAACAGCCGTAACTAAAAACCCTGCGCCATTCTTAGCTGCCTTTGGCACTGTAGGTGCTATGGGTATTGGTAGTGCTGTAACTAGTAAAAGAAAATTAAGTCCAGAAGAAAACAGTGCATTAGCCAAAGCACGTCTTCTTAATAGAAGAATTGAAGAAAAGATTATTTCACTAACTAATGGTAAGCGTAAAGAAGAATATGACTTATTAAAGAAAAAAACAGCTTTAGATAAACTTAAAGAGAAGTTTGATGTAGAACTAATTGGTTTGCAAAAAGCAAGAAATGAAGCAACAGATGATGAAACAAAATTACGTTTAGATGGTTTAATTGCTATCAAGAAAAACGATGAGGCACTTGCCACTAAAGCATTAGCAGAATTAGATGCGGCAGCAGCAGCACAATTATTTGCTAAGAATTTTAATATTGCTTTAGAATCAGTTAAAACTATGACCGATAAAATAAATGATTTTATTAAAAGTCAAGTTACAAGTTTTGATGATGCATTAGCATCTGTTAAATCTTTAAATAAAAGAATTACAGATATGATTAACTCAATAGGCGGTGTAACTCCAACAGCCGCAGCTACAGGCCAAATGATTACAGGACCATCGGGTGCTTCATACACAGCAGCACAATCTCAAGCGGCAATCCTAGATACTAGAGAATTAAACTCACGCATAAACGATTTCTTAGGTGGCTTCGGCATGGGCACACAACGATCATCATCACAAAGCCCAATGGATATTAGAGTAACTGTAGATGCAGGTGGCGACAGGCTAAGTCAGGCTATAGCAGAAAGCATACAGGTAGCAACTAGGTCAGGTTACTCAACAGTACCTAATGGCTTTATAGTATGACCGTACCAGTAATAAATGCAATAATTAACTTTAGCACTGGGCCAGCATTTGCTCAGGCCATGATTATTGACCAAGGTATTTTAGGCACAAACGTATTAGCAGATTCAGCAGCTGTCATTGTAGACGTGTCTAATCAAGTTAATCGTATTGAAACCAGCAGAGGCCGTACTGCACTATCAGATCAATTTCAAACAGGATTACTAAATTTAAAAATAATAGATCAAAATGGCGACTTTAATCCTCAAAATGTTGCTGGCCCGTATTACAATTTATTAACACCTATGAAGAAGGTGCAGATTACTGCTACCTTTAACAATGTCACCTATCCTATTTTTTCAGGATTTATTACCTCTTATGTGACAATTTATCCAGATGAGTCTGGTGAAGATTTAGCCATGACTACAATACAAGCTGTAGATGCATTTAGATTAGCCCAGGTAGCACAGATCAGCACAGTCACAGATGCTACTGCTGGACAATTATCTGGCACACGCATTAACAAAATATTAGATCAAATTGACTGGCCTGATTCAATGCGTGATATAGATGCAGGGTTTACTACTATGCAAGCAGACCCAGGTACTAACCGCACAGCCTTGTCAGCTCTCACCACTGTGTCTACCTCTGAGTATGGTGCTTTGTACGTAGATGGATATGGTTCTTTTGTATTTCAAGATAGAGCTGTAACTGTTGGATCTATTGGTGGCACACCCACAGTCTTTGCAGATAATGGCACAGGTATTGTTTACTTTGATGCAAGTTGGATTCTTAACGATGTATTGATATTTAACAAAGCCACTATTACTAGGGCTGGTGGTAACGCACAAGTAGCGTCTAATCAAGCGTCCATAGATAAATACTTTTTACATAGTTACTTTTTAGACAACCTACTTATGCAGACAGATGCAGTAGCCCTAGATTATGCTCAGGCTTATGTGGCTAGTAGAGCTGAGACCACGATCCGATGCGATGCCATAGTGCTTGACTTATACACGCCTAACTATGACACAGGCGTAGTCGCAGCCCTAGACCTAGATTTCTTTGATCCTATAACCATTATTACTACCCAGCCAGGTGGATCTTTGCTAGAAAAGACCCTAC